GCCTTCACTGGAGTCGAGGTATACGAGGGAACCCTTAAGAACCTTGAGTACGTCTACACGAGTTCGTCAACGGAGAGATTCATTATCCCTGATCCCGATGTGGATACGTCAACGCTCAAGGTGGACATCTACGACAACAAGGACGCGTCAACCTTTAAGACGTTTGTTCTGGCTAAGACGATCACAGAGATCACCTCAACGTCCAGGGTCTACTTCATATCAGAGAATCCTGACGGTCGATTCGAGGTATCGTTCGGCGATGGAGTACTGGGTAAGGCGCTGGAGAACTCCAACCTTATTCGGATCTCGTATCTCGTAACGAACAAGGCAGAAGCAAACGGTGCATCACTCTTTACCAACGTGGACGCAATCGAGACCAACACCAACGTTACGGTGGTTACCTCGGCCAACTCTGCTGGTGGGCACGAGAAAGAAGCGGATGATTCCATTCGACGTAACGCACCCATCACCTTTGCCTCTCAGAACAGATGCGTAACCCCCAAGGACTTTGAGGCCGTCATCAAGGAGAGCTTCGCTAACATCGATACGATCAAGGCATGGGGCGGTGAGGACAACGATCCACCGGACTACGGTAAGGTATTTGTATCGATCAAACCAGCGAACTCTAGTATCCTATCAGCGGTTGAGCGTGAAACCATCTTGACCGATATCGTAAAACCAAAATCGGTCGCAACGATTAGAACAGAGATCGTGGATCCTTCCTATACTTATATCTCACTTGAGGTCTTCTTTAAGTATAACCCATCGCTGACCACTAAATCAAAGGTACAGCTCGAGGAAGCGGTTAAGACAGCGATCGCTGGATTCTCTACATCAACACTGAATACTTTCTCTGGTGTGTTCCGACACTCCAACCTATTGAAAACAATTGATAATACCGACGAGGCCATTCTTAGTTCAACCGCAAGGGTCTACGTCAAGAAAAGATTTGTTCCAACCCTGAACGTTGCGACGAGATACGAACTTGATTTCTCAACGAACCTATACAGTTCGCCCACCGAGGACTCAGTTATCAATCAGTCCACACTGTTTACGGTTAACGGTAACACATGTCGTCTGCGTGATATTAAGAACGCTGACAACACTAGAACGGTTCAGGTCGTAAAGGGACAGGGAGCGAACACCGAGGTGATCATAGCCAACGCTGGTTTCGTTCAAGGTACCAAGGTTATACTGACGGCGTTCAATCCGTCAAACTTCCAAGGTAACTTTATCGAGGTCGAGTGTATTCCTGACTCGTTTGACGTTGCTTCGATTCGCAATAACTTATTGACCATTGACTCAGCTGACACTGCGGTGCAGGGTGAGATAGATTCCATTGCGGCAGGTAAAGAATTCTCAGGCGTAAGATATAACACAGTGTCTAGACATGGATAAAAATATCGCACCACACATATCGGCTCTCGTAGACTCGTTCGTACCCGAGCATATAGAAGCAAGCTATCCAAAGTTGGTTCTCTTCCTTAAGGCGTATCTTAATTTCCTTGAGGATACCAACAAGGCTTCCTACTATCAGAACACTTTACCCGAGCAGCGTGACGTGTGGCAGCAGGAACAACAGTTTCTTGCGCGTATTCAGAAAGAGATTGGGCTATACGTTCCACGAGATTATGCGGCTACACCTAAGGTTTTCTATCAAAAGGTAGTGGATCTGTATAGATCAAAGGGTTCCGAAGCCGCGGTTAAAACGTTCTTTCAGCTATTCATTGATGACGTAGTAGAGATTTATTATCCTTGGGAACAGGTACTGATTCCTTCTGACGGCCGTTGGGTCGTTGAGGATAAACTCAGAGTATCCATGTTGACCGGAGACGCTGACCTATTCGCTGGACAAGTTATTCGTCAGGTTGCGTCAGATGCCGTAGCAAAGGTTGATAAGGTAGAGCGTAGAGTATATTCGGACGGAGTTATATTCGAACTTACTCTCGTGAAAGGAACTCAGTCAGGTACCTTTGAGGCAGGACAAACAATTTCAGCAGTTGGTGGATTATCCGCAGAGATATACAAATCAGTCTCAGGATTTAAGATCAACAACGGTGGCTCAGGATACGTTCCCGGTGATCGTATTCGCGTATTAGGATTCGAGGGTTTCTCGTTTAATGCCTTTGTATCATTCGTTGATCCAAACGGCGCAATCACTGATATCCGTATTAGTAACTACGGTGCAGGTAATACACCTGAGCACGTAAAGGACGCTAACGTATCAGAGATCTTTTACTTTAAGAACTTTGATCTTTATCGTTACTCAAACGATAGCCAAGCAGTAGACTCAACTTTAGATATTTCATCAACGAATGGTAACGGTGCAGACATTGATTTACTGTTTGACACCGTGGTAACAACCGCAGGTGAGTATCGCGGAGTCAAAGGTCAGCTATCAGAATCAATTGTGATTCAGGATTCTAAGTTCTATCAAAAGTATTCATATGAAGTATCAACTAACTACTCGACTGATATATGGCTTGATGCATTAAAGAGAACAGTTCACCCAGCGGGTATGGAAGTTTTTGGTAATATTCGTCTTAACGAGTTTGCCGATAACAGCATTAAGTCCAATGTAATATATACTGCAACAGTCGCACCTAGTGAGTATGAAGTACTTGAACGTCCAGTTCTTAAGAGTACTCCGCTTGGTTTCCGTCAGGACTATACGGTTCAGACAGAAGTATATTTCTCTGAGGCATATGTTGGTATTGAGGACTTTAACCTAGAGTTTATAGATGTCACTGAGTCGAGATCGCAGGGATTAACCGACGAAGTATTCGTTACACAGGATTAAAAAATGGCTAGCAGTTTATCTACAAAGTTTCAGTATAGGAATGCAAGGGATCTCGTAAGAGCCGTCACGGCGTCGGGATCCAGTTTCTATATGTTTTATGGTCGCACTAAACCTTGGACGGATGAAGCGACTCCACCCACACCGGACAACTCAATCAAAGCTGAGTATGATGCATGGCATGATATGACTGCTCTGAAAAAGATTGACGGTCAAGATGTTCGTCTTGGGTTTCGTAGAATTGACTGGACCACCTCAACGGTTTATTACGAGTATCGTGAAGACGTTGATCTAACTGATAAAGATTTTTATATTTACACGGACGAGAAAAAGGTATATAAATGTATCTCTAATAATAACGGAGCTGCATCGACTATTAAACCAACACACACCGATAACAGTATTACAAAACAAGCGGACGGATATAAGTGGAAGTATATGTTTACTTTGTCCGATTCATTGATTCGTAAGTTCTTTGTCCCAGGCTATCTTCCTATTGATGAAAATGAAACCGTTGTTAACAACGCGGTGAAAGGTGCGATTGAGAACATTCGTATTAATACTTCAGGCAGTGGGTATACCGCTAGCACAACCATACCAGTGTTCATTGCTGGAGACGGTAACGATAACGCTTCAGCCGAAGCAACCTTAACCGTTGATGGCGGAACCATAGTTGGTATAACCGTAGCCGACGGTGGAAGTAATTATCCTTATGCCCCAGAATCAAACATACCAGTTGCGATTAGACAGGTTGGAAACAACGGTGCAGTAGAGACTGCGTTCTGTTTAGCCAACACTGATGAGAATGGAGCGGTATCAAGTATCACTCTTGTTCTAGGTGGTTCTGGTTATACGTCAGGTACTGCATCAATCGTTCAGTCATCCTGTCAAGCAGAAGCAACAACAAACGGCTCAGGTGAAGTTACCGACGTATCAATCTCAACCGGTAAGCAAGGACAAAATTTTAGAAAGGCCACGGCAAAGGTCGTAGGCACAAGTACTACTGAAGCAACTCTTACACCAACGATCTCACCGTTCCTAGGTCACGGCGCATCGCCAGAAAGAGAACTTCTTGCAAGGTACACGTTGGTCAACTTAAGATTCGCGTATGACGAGGGCGAAGGGGACTTTACAGTCGCAAACGATTTCCGTAGAATCGGTATGATGGAATCCCCACTTAACTACGGAACAACCACAGCATCAACGGCTCAGACCCTTGATGCAAAATATAGAATTACGCTGAATGAATCAAACGTACCGTTCACTGCCGATGATACAATCGTTGGTGAAACGAGCGGTGCAATTGGACTTCAGGTTGACGTATTTGAATCCAATAAGCTAAGAGTTATTCGTGGTAACGACGTATCCAACTACATTGATTTTTCTGTAGGAGAGACCGTCAGAGGACTATCATCGGGTGCATCAGGAACTATCGCAAGTATAACAAATCCTGAGGTTGAACCATATTCCGGTGATATTTTGTTTATAAATAATCGTGAAGCAATCACTCGCAGAAACGATCAGATCGAAACGATAACATTAGTGCTGGAGTACTAGAGGAACACAATGACAAATTTTAATACTTCACCTTACTTTGATGATTTTGATGAGCAGAAGAAATTCCTTCGTGTTCTCTTTCGTCCAGGGTACGCGGTACAGACTCGCGAACTAAACCAAGCTCAATCGATTCTTCAGAATCAAGTAGCACGGTTCGGTCAATCCATCTATGAAGAAGGCTCAGTTGTTGTCCCAGGACAAATGACGATTCTTCGTCGTGACTCAATTAAAGTCAATCCAGTCATTCAAAGAATTGAGACGATCTCTGGTACTGAAGGTACTCCAACCGATATTTCCGCAGCAGATACTCCAGCAGCAGCAAGGTTAATGCTTAATAAGACTGGCACAGGTTTTGGCGTAAGCGGTGGATCGGATGCGACTCTTCTAAACACTAAGGCTCTACTTAGAGCATGGCAACCAAGGGATACTTCAGTAAGTCCTGAGATTCCTCAAGGATTCGTCGTTGAGTATACTCGCTCTGCCGATAACAACACTAAGAGTTTATTCTCTGCCGAAGAAAGAGTCAGAGTCAAGATATCAGAAACCGATGCCGATAACTTTGTTGAGTATCAGATCACTCTTAGACCATCAAACGAAAACCCAAACGCAACCGCTTCATTTGCTGAAGTACAACGAGGCATTTACTTTTTAAGAAATCATTTTGTTCTTGTTGAATCTCAAGTTGCAATCATTAATGCCTATAATACTACTACACCTGCTTCCGTTGGATTTACTGTTGCTGAAACGTTTGTAACTCCTGAAGAGGATAACTCTCTTAATGATAACGCTAATGGAACGTTTAACTTTTCTGCTCCTGGCGCTCATCGTTATAAAATCGAAGCAACTCTAGTATCCAAACAGATTACTGTTACGACTGACTCTGACGGAAACGAAGTTTATGTTCCCGACACCAGTGATGCCGATTACATTGAGACAATGCAGTTCACTAACGGTGTTATGCAAGAGCATAAGGTTGTAGCAAACTATTCACAACTTGAAAAGGCACTTGCTCGTAGAACGTTTGACGAATCCGGTAACTATTCAGTTAA